ATATTATATTTTATTTTTCAATTATAATGAACTTTTACACGACTGTATTCATTTCTTTTATCATTCTCTTGGTGATTGCGTTGGCGATTATAGGTACCATCTTATCCAACATGAATCAAAAACAAATATTTCCAAGCAACATCTCCACGTGTCCAGATTACTACAGCTTAAACATGAATGGAATATGTGTTCAGAACGACTCTATTTTTAACAATTCGGCTAGCACCTGTAAGATTTTTAGACCAGAAGACCAATCCTACAAAGTGAAAGGTTCTGGACCACAAAGCGGTATGTGTAAAAAGAAAGAATGGGGGAATCGATGTGGAGTATCTTGGGATGGGATTACGAACGATGCGAATATATGTTTTAGTTAATGTTTTTAGTTAAAGCAAACTTGGATAAATGCCTAGATGGAACAAATACGGGCTTTTTTGAAGTTATCCAAACCTATTTATCTAACAGGTGTTTCGGGTAGTGGGAAGACTGCTCTATTAAAAAACTTACCCAACACACTCTTTGTCTCGATGCAAGATATTGAAGAATATGACGATATCTTGAAGCGAATGAAACCCTCTATCCTTGACATGTTGCATACGATTGACCATAAATGTATTTGCGTGATTGACAACATCGACATCATTCATACACATGAAAAGAAATTTTTGACTCTATTGCTCAAAGAGTTTAAACAAGAGGATAAGAAAAAAAAGACGAGACATTTCTCCATCATTTTGTGCGGGTCAAATGTACATGAGAAGAAAATAAAAGAAATCATGAAACTATCCAATGTCGTAACAATGACTCCACCAAAGGACCTACATTTGAATCGACATGAAATGAACGTTCAAGGATGTATTCAAAAAATCATGCGAAAAGAAATGATAGAAGATACCGTAATGGAGACAGAAAAAGCGACACAATCTTTATTGTTTCACGAGAACATTATTGACGTGCTCAAGACAGAAAAGGATTACGCTTTTTATGAAAGCTTTCTAAAGAACATTTGTATGGGGGATTATTATGACCGGATTAGCTTTCAAAAACAATTGTGGATTTATAATGAAATGACGTATTACATGAAAATATTACACAATTATCATTTATATGTAGAACTTTCGACTTCTCCGAAGCGAATCCAAGAATATCGTTTCACAAAAATCCTCACAAAATATAGCAATGAGTATAATAATCAGACCTTTATCCGTATGCTATGTGCTCGTATGAACCTTACCAAATGTGAACTTTACAATCGACGTTTCGACAAAGAAATCTTGAGCGATACTGAATTGGCTAGACTGAACGCTTACTTCCAATAAGGATACGATTGAGTTCTTTTAATTGTTGGTTTTCTTTCTGAAGCTGAGTACATTCTTCGCTTTTTTGCTGTAACATTCTCATCAACTGTTCTGGATGTACTTTCACGGTGCGTCCATCCTTGGTCGTAAACTGTATCATCTGACTATTCTCAATGGTTTGTTCTTGTTCCCTACGTTTCATTTCTTCTACCACTTCTGGCTTATACTCAATGGTACCAGGTACATATTTAGCCAACTCGATTTCCATACCTTTAGTATAAAACGAGTAAAGTGTAGGTGTTTTGATAAAATGCTTAATGGTTAATGCGCTTTGACTACAATACTTGCTTTCGTTCTGGATGACACGATGTTTGTCAAAGGTGTTTTGACTATGACATACAACAAGAATTGTTTTCTTAGAGTCCAGTTGAACCATGGGAATGGTGTAATCTTTCAGAAAATGTTTTTCTTCGGATAGAACCGCATCTTCAGCATAAGAACACGTTTTCAACAAGGAACGCTTAAACGCAAAGGTTCCTGCGGTAGCATGGTTGTCTCCATACGGCCCTACTTTGTACATTTTCTCAAGGTCATTAAACCACAAATACAATTCACTTGAACCGGCACATTCACATTTTGAATGAACCAGTTTATCCACGGCATGGGAGACACGTTCTGGAGGGTAATAATCGTCGTCGTCGATGTATACTATAATCGCACTATCCTCGGTGAACGTACACTGACTATGCATAAAGTTTCTTTTTTTTCCTAGTAACATTCTTTCTTCAAGTGCGATATACTTGACAAAAGGTATATCTTTTACTAAATCTCCAATCTTGTCTGTACCGTCATCTACGATAATCCACTCCATGAGTTGTCTCGGGTATTTCTGCTGTAGGATACATTGTACCATGGCCTGAATAAAGGGACGTCGATTGAATGTAGGTGTACACAGACTTACCCTCGGGCGAGACATTTGGTTACTCTAGCATAAAATACTTATACTGTTTTACATTAACAATTCTTAGCTTAGGATACATACGATAAAAAGAAAAACAATACAATGATCATAGTTGTCATGAAAGAGAAGTAAGGACCCAGTATCTTTTCAGTATCATACACTAGAAAATACAAAAGGATGAGCACGAGACTCATCGAGAAAGTGGACAATGACTTTTTCATAAGAGGCAAGAAAGACGCAGCCGAGACAAACCATTTTCCAATGAATAATAAACTATTTTGAAGACTCGTGATAAACGGCAACAATATACCAAAAAATGCTCCAATAAACATAATAATTTCTTTGAACCCAATGGAAGATATATTAAACAACCCTTTTATCATATGGAATATTTTTTTAATATTGAAATTACCCTCTAGAGCCAACGCAATGATACTAAAGATGAACTGGATACTCGCCATGATAGCGATAAAAGATAAAATCATACATTCTACAGAGTTTGAATTGAACATGATGGATACGAGAGCATAGGCATTTCCGATAAAGGCCGTCACAAAGAGAAGGGTAAACAATGGAACAAGTATAAAGAATCCCAAAGAAATCACATGTGTCGCAATCGATACAAAACTTTCTTTGAACGAGGTTGGAAATTCTGTGAAATATTGCTTGGTTTTTCTCTGTACCTGGATGTTCAATGGACGAACCGCATAAGTAATGCCTAGTAAGAATACCGCAAATAGAATCACGAATATATAGACCGAAAATCCTTTTTCAGGTACAATTGAAGACGCCTGATGAAACAGTTGATGAATTTGAAACAACAAGAAATTACTATATACATATTGTTGTAAGACAAGATAAGATAACCAATACAAAAAAACAGAAGCAGCATTGTCTGTACTAGAGGTAGTACTACAATATTGATGAAACGTTAAAATATAACGTGGGATATAGGTGGCGGAAAGGCTGGCCATGACAGGGTTCAAGATTTCGACTTTCTTTTTCAAATTAGGGTCCTTTTCATATTTATCTTCAATGGAACGGAGAGTGGTCTCAATTTGTCTTTTCTGTTCTTCGCTCATGGTACTACAATAAGAACCGCTCATTTCATCCGCAACAGACAAGTTATGGTCTGTGCCCATGGCCATGGAGACAAAAGGGAACGCGTTTAGGTCATAGGGGTATATCAGTTTCGCATCGACTGAGAACCAAGAACCCAATGTAAGTAACAGCACCCAGAAAATAAGAATAATACCGGCATCCTTGATAAAGACAATCACCAAAGATTTAAGAGATTGTAAGGTTGACATTTTAAACTGCTCATTGATTTGACCCATGACGGCTAGTTTGGTGATATCAATTGTCTTTTTCCAACTGTCATTTTCTTCCGTATTTGGTTTCTGAATAGTAATGTTTCCACTTGTCACAGTGATACTAATGGTTCCTGAAGTATTATCGGCGAAAACACCGCTAAAACTATAATCAACAAGGTCAATCGTCCGATATTTTGTATCGTTTTGTTTCGAGGACCCCTGTGGTAAAACCAGTACCACCTTTGACGTTCCATCTTGAGTGATAGGTCCACTCGTCACGATATATTCATTTTCAGTCTTTTGAATGTTACAATACTCTACCGAAATGTTGACATCACCTGGACCTTTACATGAGCCTTTATAATTCATCACATCTTTCAAGATAGCGGGTGTCCAAGAGGTATCTAAGGGCAATCTAAGATTTATTTCAGTCATTAATAACTACAGTTATTTTTTTATTGTGCATACAACAACGCCGCATATCCACTTTTGACACGTAATACATTATATCGTTCTTCTGTAAAAAAAAGACTGTAATCATACTTGTATAAACTGCCTGTTTGTTCTACTCCAATAATGGTTCCTTCTTCGTCGCAAATGGTATTGTAAGCAGAACCTGGATTGATTTCAGGTAAGATTGTAGTAAATTCAAGCTCAATTGTCTTAAACCGGCTAAGATTGATAGCACCCGAGGGTTGTAACTCTAGTGGGGAGGTATTCAAGCTGAAACTATATCCATACAAACCTGAATTGGAATGCCCTTTGCTGTAATTGTACTTGTCAATAAAACTATACACACCTGTCTCAAAGTCGTTTTCTCTATATTTTCCGTCGAGTATAATAGAAAATTTTGTCATGATATCTTTTCGATTTTCATTCGTAAAATAGTCACATACGAAATTTTGATTGGCGGCAGTAACTGTCGGACCTTCCGTATCTATTAATGAGACATCACTCACAAAAAAGTCTACACCAGGTCCGAAAGGAGTTTCCCCGACATAGTACGAGTTGACTTTCCCCGGGATTAGGTTATAGGGTAATGTATCTGAATACGACCAGTTGCTATAATTCGACCATTGATTGCGTTCGTAACTATCATTTCGTCTAAAAAACCACATCCAATTTGAAGACAAGCTATTGGAGTCTAGGCGATAACGATTCGTCCCTGTAATCTTCTGAACCGTGTCTTCCTTCACCGTTTTGATTAAATAACTTTGTTCGTCTTTCGCAAATACCTTGGACTCTTCTTCCGTAACAAAGCCAAACGTAGAGATAAGATGAACATCCGCATCCCATGTAGCGACCTTGTTTTTATAGTCGGACTCTAGAAGAAGCATCGATGGAGGAGGTTGTAGGAAACGATAAAGGGAATGTGCTTCCTTGGTAAAGTTCGGCCTTACTGGTGAACGTTCAAAAGGATTTGCGGTTACGTCGTTGATGGTAAACAAATCGCGAATGGGTCGCATGGTGACTTCAATTGTGACTTCGTTATATTGAAGTGATACAAGAGGTAAAGCCATTTTAGAAGAATTCATGAACCAGAAATGAAGGGGTACATATAGAGTTCTGCCTGGTATAGACGGATTGGACATCCCTAGGGGTTCAATAGATGTCATTGTCACGTGGTAACTGTTAGGATATCGATTTGGACGACCATAGGCTATTTCAGGCTTATAAACTTCAGGGTCATGAC